GCAAACACAGCAAGTTGCACAAGCGAAATTAGAAACTGCTGAAGCCGCAGCTCGTGTTAGATATGCGGATTATGATTCAATTATTGAAAGAATCACTTCCGATCCGATACTGGCTCAGAACCAAACTATTAGAGAAGCTATATTAGGAATGGAAAATGGCCCTGATATAGCCTATCAATTAGGTCGTAATCTTGATGTCGCCTATGAAATATCTAATATGTCACCTATACAAGCTGGAATGAGGTTAGCGTCAATTATAAGACAAGACGCTAAATCAAGCGCAGCACCTAAGCCTATCAGACCGATTAACGGCACTGGGGGTACAAACAACGTTAAATCCTATTCTGAAATGTCTACTTCAGAATATATAGCTGCTCGTAATGCTGAAGATAGAGCAAAATTAGTTGCTCGCATGAAACGCTAACCCCACTCACCGCCAATAAAACTTATTGGCGGTATTTTTTATGTACATCTTAAATAGTTTATGGTATATAATATCCCCACGTCTATTTAAGCTTTTGCCTGCTTAGATAGTTAGGCAACCTCAGTACAGATAATTCGAGGGATTGGCTCCCATCTGGAATAAAATCAGGCTAAACACCTTTTTCTTTTCATTTGGAGTATATAAATGGCTAATCAGCTGCTTACCATAAGCATGATTACAAACGAAGCATTGCGGGTCTTGACCAACAGCTTAGTTTTTACTCGTGCAATCAGTCGTCAATATGACGACAAATTCGCTATTGAAGGCGCAAAAATCGGTACTACCATTAACTTGAGAAAACCTCCTCGTTATGTTGGTAGAACTGGCCCTGCACTTCAAATTGAATCTTCTGTTGAAACTTACGTTCCATTGACTCTGAACACTCAGTTCGGTGTTGATATGGCGTTTACAACTCAAGATTTGAGCTTAAACATTTCTGACTTCTCAGACAGATTTATCAAACCAGCTATTGCGGCAATTGCTAACAAGATCGATTATGATGGTCTACAACAATTCCTAAACGTATATAATATGGTTGGTACTCCTGGTCAATTGTCCGGTACACCAACTCAAGCTCAGTCTTTAGCTACAATCTTAGCTGCTCGTGCTAGATTGAACCAAGAAGCTGCGCCTGTTGATGAACTCCGTCACATTGTTGTCGATCCTACTATTGATGTTGGTCTAGTTTCTGGTTTGACTAACTTGTTCAACCCACAAGGTGTTATTTCTGAAATTTTCAAGAAAGGCGCAATGGGCGACAGCACTTTAGGCTTCAACTTTGCAATGGATCAAAACGTAGGTAACTTTACTTCAGGTTCTTTCATTGTTGGTACTGATACAATCGCTGTAGCTGCACAAGCTGGCGGTGCTGTTCAAACTAACGCTGCAACAACTTTTGGTTTAACTGCGACTATTTCAAACGGTAAAACATTAACTCAAGGTACTGTTTTTACAATACCTGGCGTTTATGCTGTGAACCCACAAAACCGTCAATCAACTGGTACACTACGTAATTTCGTAGTAACTGCGTTGACTACTGGTACTGGTTCTTCACAAACTGTTCAAGTATCACCAACACCTGTCTTTAGCGGTCAATTCCAAAACGTAACTAGCACTGGCGGTACTATTGCTTCTGGCAATGCTACTGTAATTTCTGGTTCTGCAGGTGCGAGTTATGCTAACGCTATCGCTTTCCATCGCGATGCTTTTGCTCTTGGTACTGCTGATCTGTTATTGCCACAAGGTGTTGATATGGCTGGACGTGCGTCTGCTGATGGTATGTCAATTCGTTTGGTTCGCCAATACGATATTAACTCTGACCAATTGCCGACTCGTCTTGATGTTCTTTATGGCTTCAGCACAGTTTATCCTGAGCTGGCTTGCCGTATCACTGGTTAATAGGAGTATTTTAATATGAGTAATCCAGGCCCTAATATAGTTGCAGTCGCACCAATCCGCGCTACATCTATTGTATCTTTAGCAGTAACTCCTGCTGCTGTTGCAACAATTACCACTGCTGAGCAAGATTTTACTCTTACTGGCGTTGCTGTAGGTGATTTTGTATCAGTATCAACTACAGCAGCTCAAACTGCTGGAGTTGCTATAGCTGGCGCAAGAGTGAAAGCTGCTAATACTATTAGTATCACTTATGTAAACCCAACTGCTGCAAGTAAAACTCCAGCAGCTGATACATATTTAGTTCAAATTGTTCGTTCTTACCCTGTTGCTACTGACTTTATGACAGCATCACCAAGTAACTACGGTGCAATTGCGGCTAATAACCCATAGTAAGATGAAGGTGGAGGGATAAAGTCCTCCACCTTTTTCCTTTTTAGGTGAAATATGGCAATCGAATATCCATGCTCGATGCACAAAGACTCATATGACAATTCAACAATTGCCATCGATGAGCAAGAATATAAAGCTTTATCCAAGGACGGATGGCTAACTTCCCAAGAATGGGACAGTAAGGGTAAAGAAATCCCCGTAAAACGTGTTAGATCGACCAAATTTGAGGAATAGTAAATGTCTAGCCTAGCGAATCAGCAACAAAATTTATCCTTTCCAGGCTTATTGCAGGTTCCTGGCGGCATAACTTCAACGCTTCAACAAGTTCAAGATGGTGATGGAAATGTTACTGGTTTAAGCCTTAGCTCTGCCGGAGCTTCTGTAACTACATCAGATACATTTCAGGCATCTAAAAACGGAATTACTTTAACTGGAGCTTTACCAAGATTAATTAGTGATGGTTTTGGAGATTTGCCATCTGTTAAAGATTTTGGCGCTGTTGGCAATGGTGTAACTGATGATACCGCTGCTTTTACTGCTGCTATCGCTGCAAGTCCTACTGGCGTAGCTGTCCCTGCTGGAAGTTATAAAATTACTGGTACAGTTACAGGCGCATTTTATAGCTTCGGTACAGTAACTATCGTTACAGGTAAAGTTGCATCAATTCAGAATATAACTGGAAACATTACTTCAGTTAAAGATTTTGGCGCTGTTGGTGATGGTGTTACTGATGATACGGCGGCTATACAAGCGGCTATAAATACCGGAAAAAATGTTTATGTGCAAAATGGTAATTATAAAATAACCGACGCACTAACTATCACGACGACCTGCCAAAGGATATATGGTGATAGCCGAGAAAACACTAATTTTGTAATTGATACAACATTTAATATGTCAGCATTAGGTGTTATTGTTTTTGCTAGTGGTGAGACTGGCCCAGTATTAGATAGTATAGGGATAATATTTACTCAGCCTGATACAACCATTAGAGCAAACCTCATTCAATATCCTGCGGCTATCTATGCAGTAGCACAACCTAGATTCATTATTACACAAGTACGCATTACCGCTGCCTGGAATGGTATAAACATGACTGGCAATAGTGGGGGGGTGTTTATAGATTTCTTGGAAATGTCAGCGTTTAATATTGGTATTTCTATAGATGGTGCATACGATACAGTTAGAGTTAATAACTTCCATTTTTGGCCTTTTGGTTTAACCAGCAATCAAATAAACTCGATTTTTTATGTTGCACCAACAAAGGCATTTAGCATTGGCCGTTGTGATGGGCTATTAATTTCTGAATTTCTAAACATATCAAATTTAGCGATTGATATGTTTGCAGGGGCTACTGGGTCAGCAGCGGTACTTGTTGTTAATTCAGCATTTGATACTTTTAATGGAGTTAATATTTCAGCTGGGGGTATAGAAATAGCAAACAGCTATATGTCATTTACATCACCAGCTACTGCATCGGTACAAGGGATTGTAATGAGCGGAAACAATTATGTAAAGTTGACAAATGTAGGTTTTAGTGGTTTGTTGACTGATCCCGTTATAACCGTTAATAATTCAGATAGATCAGTTTTACAAATTAATAATTGTACTTTTCTTTGCGATTCTACTAAAGCTGTTTATTTAAGTGGTTCATCAGCTAACGGCCCTACATTAATTATTTCAGATAATTATTTTAGTTGCTTGAACGCTACTGCTCAATTATTAGATTCAACAGGCATAACGTCTGGGGGATGTTATGCAGCGATAAGTAACAATAGAATATTAATATCCGCCAACCTTAATTATGGGAATATAATAGATGTATCTAATTGTTTAGCTAGAGTAACTTGTAATCAAATAAATGATAAAGGCACAGGAACTGGAAACTTTATTTATGTATCTACAGATACTGGGCATTATATTTCAGGAAATATTGGTTATGGATGGGCAAATAGTTTTCCAACGGCTGTTCAAGGGTTTTATGACCTAAATAGCAATGCAACTTATACACCATTAACTGTTAAAAATGGCGGCACAGGCTTAACCACATTAACTGCTGGCAGAATACCATACGGCAATGGCACTGGGGCTTTGAATTCAAGTGCTAATTTATTTACTGATGGCACTAGCGTGGGGATTGGGACGAGTAGTCCAAACGCATCAGCAATACTAGATGCACAATCAACAACAAAAGGCGTTAGGTTTCCTAACATGACCACTACACAAAAAAATGCTGTAGCTACTCCCGCAGCAGGGCTTGTGGTTTTTGATACAACGCTGGCTAAACTATGCGTCTATTCTGGTTCGGCATGGCAAACTATAACTTCAGTATAAGGATAATAAAATGTCAATAACAAATACTTGGGGTATTGTAGGGATGGATTGCGCCCCAACAAAAGGTTCTTTAACTGATTATGTAGTGGCTTTTCGCTGGACACTCAGCGCAACCGATGGAACTTATATGGGGTCGGCTTATGGAACAGTGTCTTTTGATGTTTCCTTGACTAACCCTAATTACATCCCATATGCTGACATATCATTAGAACAAGCTATTGATTGGGCTAAAGACTCTTTAGGTGCTGAACAAGTTGCAATGTATGAAAAAGCTGTTGCTGACCAAATTGAAGCGCAAAATATCCCACCTACTATAAATCCTCCATTACCTTGGAATATTTAAATTTCATAATCGCAAAAAATGAGATTAAAAGAGAGATATTATGGCTAGATATTTTACACTTGATTTAGTACCTCAACTTGGAGGCCAATTGGGGTTGGCATCCGCAAAGGTATTTTATGCAAATACTTCATCTGCGGTAGCAATCTTTCAAGATCAAGCGATGACTACGCCTATTGCTAACCCTATAGTAATTACTAGCGGGTACAATATATCTTTCTGGGTAGCAGATGGTATACAAGACTATGATATTCAGTTGATAGGGGGAAATCTCATATCAACTGTTTTCATTAATGATATTTGGACTTTACCAGCTCCTATCTGGGGCAATCGTTCAGTATTTTGGAGTAATGCACCAGAAGAATGGGCGCATATTTCACCTTACCCTATTGCCGTTTCAATGGTCAGCAATGTTGGTCAACTTTATACAGCAAATGATTTAGTACGCGCTGCGATGCGATTAATTCAAGTATCATCTGTAGATACTGATTTAACTGCAAACGAGCTTAAAGATGGCATAGAATCGCTTAATCGAATGTTAGATTCGTGGTCTGCTGATGAATTGATGCTTTATCAGATCACTAGAGAAACATTCCAATTATCAGCTAATACTAATCCTTACACTATAGGGCTTGGAGCAACTTGGAATACTATTAGGCCAAGCCGAATTATAGATGCATATTTTACTATCTACACAGGTAGCATACCTGTTGATTACCCCATGCAAATTATGGAATGGGATGATTACAATGCAGTAAGGCTTAAAAGTTTACAAACTAATTTTCCCGGCTATTTATTTTATGATAGAGGATTCCCTATTGGAAATGTCTATATCTATCCAATATGTTCATCAAGTAATGAAACGATTACTTTGACATCTTGGAAACCTTTTACGGTAGTTAATGATCCTACTGCGTACATTAGCCTTCCTCCAGGCTATTGGGAAGCAATAGTATTTAATTTAGCTATTCGTATTGCTGAAGAATACCAATTTGATATTAGACAAACGTCTGTTGCTTTAGCTCAAAATGCTATTAAACGCATTAAACGAATTAATCAACGAACTCCTACCCTTAGTACGGATGTAGCGCTTATGAGTACCAGCCAAATGAGATATAATATTTATAGCGATGGATACGGACGATAATGCCAGAAGCCATTGTTCTTCCTATATTAGGGGCTGGCATAGCTGGACGGTCTAAAGCTGTTTCTGCTCAAAAAAGACAAAATCTTTTTCTTGAAGTTAAGCCTGAAAAAGATAAAACAAATTTAGCCGCATATCCCACACCTGGCTTAACATTATTTGCTAATGCGGGTAAGAACCCTTCGCGTGGGTTATGGTGGTTACAATCTTTAAATTTACTCTACTCGGTAAATGCTAATAAGTTATTAGAGATTGATAAAAACGGTGTAGTTACTGAAAGAGGAACGCTTTCAACGGCTGAAGGCACAGTATCAATTTCCGATAACGCTCAACAAATCATAATCGTTGATGGCGAAAATGGGTACATTTACGAACCTAAAACGCTTCAATTAAGCTATACCTACCCCGCTAATTCAGTATCAAATGTTTATAGCCGTACAGGATTAACTATAACTGTAACAGGTTTTGTTAATGCGGGTATTGCTGGAGATACGGCTACCATCACTACTGATGGTGGCGATGTGCTTTCAGGCGCATATACAATTGCTTCAGCTACTCAAGGAAGTTGGACTTTTAATGTTGTATTACCATCTTTACAAACACCTATCATAGCTACTGCTTTAGTAATAGGTTCAAGATATACAGTTTTAACTTTAGGAACTTCAGATTTTACGCTTGCAGGTGCAGCTTCTAATGTATTAGGCGCTGTTTTTACTGCTACTAAAGCAACCTTTGGCACAGGCACAGTTGTTCCTGCCACTATTGATGTTAATGTTCCAGCAACTGCTTTAGTAAATGGTCAAAAATATATAATCTTAATTATAGGGTCTACAGATTTTACCCTTTATGGCGCAGCATCTAACACTGTAGGATTAGAATTTACAGCGTCATTAGCTGTCGTTAATGCAACTGCTTTAGTAAATGGTACAAGTTATCAAATCTTAACTTTAGGTACTACAGATTTTACACTTTATGGCGCTGCATCTAATACTATAGGGACTATATTTACTGCGTCTGGGGTAGGAACTGGCACAGGAACAGTTTATACAACCCCTGTTGGTACAGGCGTAACCATAAACAATAGCTCTTCAGGACTTCTTACCTATTTACAAAACGGTGTTGTTGCAGTAACAGAAACTGCAACCAATCGACATACAAATGACAATGTTGATATTTTAAAAACCGCAGGGCCAGTGCCATCAGGTGAATATGTTGTCAATTTTCCTTTAACTTCTGCTACTGCATTAGTTGTCGGTACTCAATACGTTATCAATAGCATTGGATCATCTGATTTTCAATTAGTTGGCGCTCAAAATAATGAAGTTGGTACTTCGTTTGCAGCTACTGGAACTACAGTAGGAACTGGCACTTGCACATTAGCTAATGAATGGACGTTCGCTGTACCAAGTACAACTCCTGCTGGTGCAGGTGGACTAGAAGTAATTAATAATTTTAGACAAATTACAGCTGCTGGGTTCCCTGGAGGTAACACTGTAACTTTCTTAGATGGGTATTTCATTGTTAATTCACCTAATACAAGACAATTTTACTTATCCCAGCTCTATGATGGCTTCTCATGGAACGCTCTATCCTTTGCCAGTAAGGAAGCTTATACGGATAATTTAGAAGCTGTTGCTGTTGATAATAGCTGTTTAGTTTTATTAGGGTTTATTTCGCAAGAATACTGGCAAGATATCGGTGCATACCCATTTCCATTATTAAGAATACCGGGATCGCCTACTGATATGGGAGTAGCTGCTAGATGGAGTATTGCCCGATGTAACGGTGAGTTAATATATTTAGGTAGGGCTAGACGAGGAGGATTGTCAGTTGTAACGATCCAAAATTATCGACCTGTTACTGTATCTACACCTGATTTAGATTTCTTATTTAATGAATATGTAAATCCAAGCGATGCCATTGCATTTAGTTATCGTCAAAATGGGCATGAATTTTATCAAATAAGTTTTCAACAGCAAGGGGTTACTTGGCTATATGATGCAACTTCACAAGTTTGGAGTACCTTATTATCTGGTGCTACCACAAGACATTATGCTAATTTTGGCTGTCAATTTGATTTCCATGTAATAACTTCAGATTATCGTAACGGTAATTTGTATATTCTTGATCCTGCATCATACACAGATAACGGTGATTTAATAGCGCGAGAATTAATTACGCCTCATTTCTTTGTAAACACATCATTTAATAAACTTCATATTTATAGGCTTCGATTAGATATGGAACAAGGCGGCGGGCTTAATGACGGTCAAGGTCAAACTCCACAAGTCATGCTACAAGTAAGCCGTGATGGGGGCTATACATGGGGGGATGAAATGTGGGCGACTTGTGGAGCGCAAGGTGATTTCTTAAGCCGCGCTGAATGGCGAAGATTAGGTGTGTCACGAAACTATGTTTTTAAATTTAGGATAACTGATCCAATCAAAACGGTATTGATTGGCGCTGCTGCTTACGCAACACAGGCATCTAAATAATGTCTATTTCTCAGCCTCCCTTTCAGTCTACTTTAGTTGATGCTAACGATCGAGTGCAAACTCCTTGGGCGCAATGGTTTAGTCAATTACAACCTATTCTGCAATCAGTTGTAGCTAGCGGCCCTACATCAGGAAGACCAACTCAAAATCTTTATATAGGTTATCCTTATTTTGATACGACAATAGATCAAATGGTTTATTGGAATGGTGTCATTTGGGTAACGTATGCACCTTCTACAACTGGAACCAGTATTTTAAAAGGTAATGGATCAGGTGGATTTAATAACGCTGTAGCAGGTGTTGATTTTGCCCCTGCAACGTCAGGCAATGCAATTTTGTATGGTGATGGCTCTGGCGGTTTTAATTCAGTTTCTATCGGTTCTGGCGTTACTTTTGCAGGAGGTGTTTTATCTGCAACTGGATCAGGTGGAACGGTTACTTCCGTAACAGGAACTGCACCTATCGCATCATCTGGCGGTAATACTCCTGCAATTAGTATTAGTCAAGCCGGAGTTAGTACAAATGGATACCTATCGTCAACTGATTGGAATACATTTAACAATAAAGCACCTGCAACGTCCGGTACAGCTATTTTATATGGTAATGGCACTGGTGGATTTAGTAATGTAACAATTGGAAGTGGAGTTACATTTGTAGCTGGAACATTAAGCGCTACTGGATCAGGTGGTACAGTTACTGCTGTAACAGGAACTGCACCTATTGCTTCGACTGGCGGAACTACTCCAGCTATTAGTATGGCAGCTGCAACTGCTACAGTTAATGGATATTTAACTTCTACTGACTGGAATACATTCAACAATAAAGGTTCAGGAACAGTTACTGCTGTAACAGGAAGCGGAAATATTGCTTCTAGTGGAGGGTCAACACCTGATATCACCTTTACTGGAATACTTCCTATTGCCAATGGCGGCACGAATGGCACAGCTACCCCCACAGCAGGTGCAGTAGCTGTCGGTAACGGTACTCAATACGCATTTACCGCAGCAGGATCAGCAGGTCAAGTTTTAACTTCTAATGGTTCAACAGTGCCTACTTGGGCAACTGTAGCAACAGGAATTGGTACAACAGGTTATTGGGGATCATTCTGGGATACAACTAATCAAACTGCAGCCAGTACAACTGTAGCGTACACAATTAATATTGGTACTTCTGACCCTAATAATAATGGGGTCAGTATAGTTAGCAGTAATCAAATTACAGTTGCATATGCTGGCGTATATAATATTCAATATTCCATACAATTTGAAAACATTGGAACTGGAAATAAAAATTATAATGTTGATGTATGGTTTCGATTAAATGGAGTAGATATACCTGATAGTAATAGTACCTATTGGATTGCTTCAAAAAATTCAACCGTTAATGGTGAAATGATTGCAGCCGTAAATTATGTGCTGACATTAAATGCTGGGGATTATATCCAAATATTATGGGCTGTTAGTGATGTTGATATTTCAATCGCAACGCTGCCAGCTGCATCAAGCCCAACAGTTCCGAGAACACCTGGAGTTATTGTAACAGTAACCCCGATTACTGAAGTAGGTATAGGGTATTACAATTTAACTTCGGTTTCTTCTGTAGCTATCGCAACAGGATCACAAACGTTCACTACAAACGTATCTAATATTTCAACGGCTTTTACGGTAGGAACTAGAGTTAGAGTGGCTTATGTCACTACGCCAGCTAATTACATGGAAGGTGTAATTACATCTTTCAGTGGTACAACTTTAGTAGTCAATGTTGATTCTATTGGCGGCTCTGGAACTTATGCTAACTGGACAATTTCGGTTGCTGGTATTCAAGGGTCTAATGGCGTTACATCTATTACAGGTACGGCTAATCAAGTTATTGCATCTGCATCAACAGGAGCAGTTACATTAAGTTTACCTCAAAGTATTAATAGCGGGGCAACACCTACTTTTACAGGCACAAACTTTACGGGTATTCCTAATGCAGGGTTGACCAATTCAGCTATTACTATTAATGGAACTGCTACCAGCTTAGGAGGTTCAATATCAGTAGGGACTGTAACTGGGGTTACTGGAACTGCGCCTGTCGTATCTTCTGGCGGTACAGCCCCAACTATTAGTATGGCCGCAGCCACTACTTCAGTTAATGGGTATTTGACATCAACTGACTGGACTACTTTCAATAGTAAATACTCAACTGGAGGCGCGCTAGGAACTCCATCAAGCGGAACAGTTACTAATTTAACTGGTACAGCATCAATCAATATTAACGGAACAGTTGGCGCAACAACCGCAAATACAGGTAAATTTACTACATTAGAATATACAAGCACATTCACAGGCTCAACAGGCATAATTGCCATAGGTACTAACCAGATATACAAAGATGCTTCCGGTAACGTGGGTATTGGGACGAGTAGTCCTACTTGTGCATTACAGATCAGTAAATCCAATACTGCCTATAGAGGACAATTAAGTCTTGATGGTGGAGTTGGGGGTAATACTCAGATATCTTTATACAATGGGCCAACTACTCTCACTAATCTTGTTGGTTTTTTCTATACTGCTACTGATAATTTGGGAGTAACTTTAGGGTCATACGCATCAGGAGGGTATCTTGTATTTTTGACTGGCAACGTAGAACGCGCACGTATTAATGCTTCCGGCAACGTGGGTATTGGGACTAGTAGTCCTACAGGAAAATTAGACGTAGCTGGAACAATAAAAACTTTAGGTTACACAGTAGCTACATTACCAACAGGTGTAACTGGAGCAAGAGCATACGTCACTGATGCTTTAGCGCCTACATTTGGCGCAACAGTCGTAGCAGGAGGCGCAGTCGTTATACCTGTATTTTTTAACGGCACAAATTGGATAGTGGGATGATTACAAACACTTGGAATATCGTAGCAATGAATTGTAAACCAGATGTAAACGGTATGCTGGATTATGTGGTTACAGCACACTGGACTCTTACTGCAACAGACGGCACTTACACAGGTTCGGTATATGGGACAGCATCATTTGAAGTTGACCCTGACAAGCCTAACTACACACCTTATGAAGATTTAACTTTAGAGCAAGTGGTAGAATGGACACAAGCAGCATTAGGCGCAGAGCAAGTAGCCCCTTATGAAAAGTCTGTTGCCGACCAAATTAAAGCACAAAGTAACCCGACTATTGTAACACCTAAACTTCCTTGGTTATGATCAACTTCATGGTTTTAGCGCTTCCTAGATCAGGGACAGCATGGGTTTCTAACTTGCTGACAACGGATACATCACTTTGTATTCATGAATCAGCTATGGATTATCATACAACTGATTTAGATGCGATGGAGTATAACGGAACTTTAGGGATTGCTGAAACCAGTGCGTTTAGTAGAGTGGATGAACTTAACCTACATTCTGCTAAAAAGCTAATTATAGACCGTCCTTTTGATGATATAAATAAATCAATAGCAGAGCTAGGCTTTAAAGCAATGCCAACATATTCGGCTGATTTGATGATTCAACTTAAAGGGTATAGAATAGCTTTTAAGGACTTGTTTAATTACGATATTATGGCTGAAGCGTATTATTATTTACTGCGTAAAGAGCTTAACCAAGAACGGCATCGGATGTTATGCCAAATGAATATTGAAAACACCGTAGCTATTGAACGTGTCAGAGGGCTAGTATGAATAACATTATGGCTATTGCTAAGGTAGATATTACACAGATACTGTTACAGTTGAAGCGTAATCCTCAGCTTTGGAATAGAAATCCTATTAGGACTAATACACCTTCTAGCCCTCATTATGGATTTGAGGACATCCATGTTAGATTCCGCGATCTTGCTGAGTATGACGGGGGGGATTGGACTAAGTTTAATGGCGAACATCGTTCATGCTGGTATAAAGAAGCAGATAGCCTTCCTGCTATTAAAGATTTAGCTTTTCAGTTAATGGCTACCATGAAAGGTGAAGAACTAGGTGGAATCTTAATTTCTAAAATCCCCCCAGGCGGATTATGCAAACCCCATACTGATACTACTTGGCACGCCAAGTATTATGACAAATATGCCGTACAGTTAGAAAGCCATCCAGATCAAGCATTCTGTTTTGAAGAAGGAGAGCATATATCTCCACCAGGTGAAGTCTATTGGTTTAATAACCAAGCCGTTCATTGGGTGCGTAATAATTCTCCGGTTGACCGGATCACATTAATTTTCTGTATTAAATCAGATAGGAGGTTTTCATGCCTTGGGGAATAGCAGCAGCAGGCGCCATAGGTGGTATAGCACAAGGTGAAGGTGAAAAAGCAGGCGCAGCAGCTCAAGCAGCGAACGCAGCAGCGCAAATGGCTTGGACAAAGAAAGTCTATGAAAACGCTCAAAAAGGCATTGAACCATACACGCAGTTAGGTGAAGTAGGCGCTAAAGGTTATGAAGCTAATCTACCTTATTTAACATCGCGTTATGGCATGGAGGACTACAAACAAAGTCCTTTATACACACCGATGGTAAGGAATTTAGCTGAATTGCAAGCAACGCCAGGCTATCAATTCCAATTGCAACAAGGCCTGCAAGGTATTCAACAAGGTGCAGCCGCTAAAGGTGGGTTGCTATCTGGTGCGGCTGGTCAAGCCATGAACAATTACGCGCAAGGTCAAGCAGCTCAAGGTTATCAATCGGCTTGGGAAAGAGCGCAAAAAGCGTACGGTACAGCATTTACGCAAGATTTAACCCAAAAAGCACAGATTGGTAATATGTATTTAGAACCTGCCAAGTTAGGACAAAACTCTGTATTAGGTTTAGGTCAAATAGGGGTCAACGCTGCCACAGCAATGCAGCCTGCTTATGCAGCTTTAGGCGCAGCTAACGCTGGATCAGCGATGGCTCCTTATGGACAAATTTCTAGCTTGGCAGGCGCAGCTGGAGGTTTATTTGGCGAAGGGGGGCCATTAGAAAATTATTTTAAAGGTAGCGGTGGCGGTGGTGGCGGTGGTGGCGGAAACTACGGAACCCTCAATACTTCTTTTGCAGGGCTAGGAGGGAGAAAATGAGCGATTTACTTGATTTATACAAATTTTATGGGGCTAAATTTCCCGAAGGCTTAAAAACATCGCAAGATGCACAAGCTAACGCTATCGCTTTAGATAACGCCCGTAGAGCGCAACAAGAGCGTATGGACTTGAAAGCGCTATACGCTCAACAACCTCAACCTTCATATCAACAAATAGGTGCTATTGACCCTGCACTGGCGCAAGAGTATTTAAAAAATCAAGTTCTTATGCAAAAAGATATGGTAGGGATGCTGCATCAGCAAGCTCAGACAGGTGAAATTGAAAATAAAATAGATCGAGAAAAAGAAACTTTAATGTCTAATGCAGCGTTGCCTTTTTTAAACGCTTATGAGACTAATAAACGAGAAGGTAAAATTTCAGATGCTGAAAATCATCATAGGCTAATGACCGCGTTAAGTAAAATTTCAACTCAAGCAGTTGCAGAAGGGTGGGCGCCTAGTCACCATACATCGATGGATCCTAATGCTTCATATGAATCCATAGTATCAAATGCTAATAAAAGCAAAGTTTATACGGATAGTCAACGGTTAAGTCAAGAGGCAGCTAAAGCTCGAGGTTCTCAAGAAGGGCTTGTTCAAGGAGGTGTTCCAATGACTCCTCAGATGACTCATGGTTCGATAGAATATGATCCAATTACAGGATTGTCATTTATTAGACCGCCTCTTAAAGGAAATCAACCCCCTGTTGGCGCTCAACCTACTGGTACTGAAGGTGCAGGTTTTACTTCTGAACAAAACGCGCAATTTAACGTACTTCAAGAGATATTGAACGCAAATCCTGATGATGAAGCTTTACGAAGATCAGTAATTGCACAAAGGCAAAAAATAGAATTGCAAGGCGGTGAGCAGCCTTTAATGCCTCAAAGCGAAATTGTTACTCCTACGCAATTACAAACTAAAAGAGTTGAGCAAAAAGCTAATGAAGAAAGTGCAATAGTTGCAGCTAAAAAACAAGCTGAAGAACAGCAGATTATTGATAAATCGCTTAAAGCCTATGAAACGCTCCCTGATATTAGCCACATCCGAAACTTGGTTAAAGGCTCTATAGGGGGGGATATTGAATATTGGACTAATAGATTAGGTCAAACTGCCGGTGAATCATTAGCTTCTGGTGATATTCAAGCGGCCTTAGCTGTTGTAGCTAGTGATATGGCTAACTCTATTGCATTTGCACCAGGCTCGCAATCAGAGCCAGAATTAATTCAACGACTAAAACAAGTAGGTAATCTTGATTCTAAAATGACTATCGATCAAAAGATGGCAGCGCTTGATGAATGGTATCAGGGAAGACAACGTTATATCGGAAAATACGGTAAATATTCAGACGATGAATTGATAGCCTTGGGTAAAGAAGGTAAAATTACCCATGATACAGCGATGAAAGTTAGGGCTAACCGAAAGAAAGGACAATAACGATGAATGATGACGAGTTCACTTCTGCGTTTAATGCGCCTCAAGCTGAAGATGGGTTTTCTAAAGCTTTTAGAACGGCTATATCTAAGCAGATGCCTAAGCCTGAAGTGTGGGAGCAATATGGATACCCTAAAAATCCTGCTGCAACTCCATCTGTAAAACGTGAAGTTCCTATCGGATCGGGAAAGTCATTGGATGTAGCACCCTTTATGCTTGATTTTGATCTTAGGGATAAACCTTCTAATTTTCAATTAGGCGTTGATGCAGCTTTAAAAAGACAGTTCAAAGGGTTAAAAGGTATGTTTACCGATTTAACACCTGCGGAGCGAGAAGAATTAGCCGCTTCAAAAGCTTATATAGAAGCTGCGCCTTGGCAAGCTACAGCAGGTGAAATATTTGGTCAAGCAGTTCCTCAAATAGCATTAAGTAAAATTACGCCTGCAATAGCAGGGGTTAAAGGTCTTCTTTCTAGGGTAACTGGCGCGGGAGCGTATGGCGCAGCGACAGAGCCTGAAAATAGAGGAGAAGCTGCAATGTATGGCATGGCGGGTCAAGTTGGCGGTGAAGCTTTAGGTTATACAATCCCCCACGTTGTAAAATTAGGAAAAAAAGTATATGAAGGTTTAGCAGGAATGTTCCACGCGCCTACAGCAGCAGCGCAGATATTAGGTAACTTTGCAGACGTTCCTGGAAGAACTATTCCAGAAACGGTTGAGCGTACTAGAACGTATGAAAGACTTCCAGGCCTTAAACCAACGTTAGCAATGGTAGTTCCCGAAAGTCAAAGAACATTACTTGAATTTGAAAATTACGTCCGTACTAAATTTGGTAAAACTGCTTTAGCTGAAGCAGATATATATAATCAACAAGCTATATTAAAAGGGCTTCAAGAACGCGCATTTGATCCAACGCAAGCGACTAAAGAAATGGAGTTATTAAACGCTGAAACTGGAGCTTTGCGTAAAACAGCTTTTGAAAAAGCCAGAGAAAAATCATCTGCTGAACTTGCAGCGCCCATAATGCGTGTAACATCGGATATTAGAACTCGCCCAGGTGAAACTGGCTTAGGCTCTCCAGCAGCGCAAACACTCGCCTCTGAAATTGAAAACATTGCTTTAGGCCCTGTACGTAACAAATCAGTTATCGGCGCAGGAGGATTAGCAGTTGATGTTCCTGTATTTGCCAGAAAAGTTGATCCTGCCAATCTTTATGCAGCCAGAAAAACAATTGATGATGTTTTAAGGGGCGCTGTAGGGCCGAACGATGAAATTAAAAATGCTATTAAAGCTAATAAAGTAACATCAATAGAATTGAAAGGTGCAATTGATGAAGCGTTAAAAGAAGCAAGCGCTGGAAATTGGGAGAAATATCTCAACACTTACATAGAAAAGATAAAGCCTATTGAAGAAGGTAAAGCTTTTCAAGGAGTTTTAGATTTATTTAATACCGCGCCTAGAATTCCAGGATCAACTTTGGCAAGCATTAGTCCTTATAAAATGCGTAAAGCTGCTTCAGAAGCCACATATAAAGAAATAGGAACTTCGTTAAAAGACATACTTTCACCAGAAGGTAGATCATTTTTAGATGATGCTGCAAATGCAATGTCAGCTATTGAAAATGTTAGGTCTGGATTAAATGCAACTAACAATTCAGCCACAGCATCAAGATTTTATGAAATGGTTAGAAACGCTCCTAAAGCAGTACAACCTGTATTAAGCGCAGGGTTAGCAGCGGTTAATATACTTACCAAAAATAAATCGCAAGAAATTATTGTTGACGCTTTAAAAAATCCTGAAAATTTTCAAGCAATTGTTAATAGGTATAATAAAATGAACAAAGTTCCAATATCACCTTCTCAAGCTAAAGGGCTTCAAGTGCTATTGGGTTCTGTTGGTGCAGGCGCAGCGCAACAAAGATAACCATATTTTTAGGAATTGAAATGACTCAAGCTTACTTATCACCGATTTTACAAAACGCGCAGTTTAGCGATGACGGTACTTTCTTAAATGGAGGTCTTATTTGGTTCTACGCGGCTGGCACTTCGACACCTTTAACTGCTTATCAAGATGGCGCTGCTACAACGCCTTGGCCTAACCCTATAGTGTTAAATGCTAGAGGTGAAACAGGTGGTGAACTTTGGTTAGATGGCATCTACAAATTAGTGTTGCAAGGCGCTCCTTTAGTTGGAGAAACTAATGGCCCTGCTATCTCGACATTTGATAACATTTACGGTATCAATGCTCCGACATCGTTTGCACCTCCTTATGTGTTTGCTGGTACGTCAACTTCACAATCCAACACCGACATCTTCATGGGGTGGAATGGGGTTAATTTTACTGCATCACAAGAAACAACCGATTTCGGTGCTAACTGGCCTATCAATATCACAGGCGCTGCTGGCCCTATCGGTCATGTAGCTGCTTACGCTGGTAATGTAGTGCCGTTAGGCTACTTAGAATGTAATGGTGCTGCGGTATCAAGAACAACTTATGTTAATCTGTTTGGTGTCTGCGGTATTTTATATGGCGCAGGCGATAGCACAACGACATTCAACCTTCCTGATTTAAGAGGTTATTTTGTCCGAGGTTGGGATGATTCAGCGGGAGTTGATGTCGGGCGTGTCTTAGGTTCTACACAAGCAGATTTAGTCGGGCCAATTACCGATCCTGGACATACACACACTGATGCAGGGCATACACATACAGCGGATCAACCATTTGCTGGTTCGACTGCGGCTGCCGGTGGTGGAGATTATGGGCAGGGTAGTAATAGAGCTACTGGATCAGGTATTGCTGATATTCAATCCAGTGTAACAGGCATCACAGGGGGCGCTGAAACCCGTCCTAAGAACGTAGCAATGATGTATATCATAAAAACATGAAAATAATTTGGTCAGAAGCATCAACTAAACGTGGGCTTATTTGGCTTTTAACAGCTATTGCAGGTTCAGTATTCATTTATCTAGGTAAGCCTATAGATCAGCTTTTGATACTTGCCAGTGCAGTTGCAGGTGGATTAGGATTGGTTTTAAAAGATTAAAAGGAAAAAACGTGACAGACCTTGACCTTAACTGTAGAGTTGCTAAAGTAGAACAAAAAATTGAAGGACTTACGCAAGAACTTCATAAAGAACTTGAAGATTCCAGAAGAAGATCGGATCGTATTTTCTTAGCGTTAGATGAACTTAAAAAAGAATCTGCAAACAACAAGGGTTTCTTTGGAGGGATTGTTTTTGCCGTTGGTGCTATATTTGCTGTAGTGGCATACATTTTTGGTAAAGGTTAATGTCGGCATTAGAACTATTAATCAAACTTATTAAAGAATCAGAAGGATGTAAGTTAAAAGCATATAAAGATTGTATTGGTGTGGTAACAATCGGTTGGGGTCAAACCAAAGGCATTAAAGAAGGAATGACTTGGACTCAAAACCAAGCTGATGAAGATTTAATTAAAACGGCATTAGAGGTGCTTAATCAAGCGATTAAGGCTTCACCCATACTAGCAACAGTTAATATGGAAAAACAAGCTGCAATAGCAGATTTTGTTTATAATTTAGGCATTGGCAATTACATTTCTTCAACTCTGAAGAAAAAAGTAGATGCTAATGATTGGGTTTCCGCAGCGATTGAAATCAAACGTTGGGATAAAGCAGGCGGTAAGGTCTTAAAAGGTCTTACTATTCGTAGAAATAAAGAAGCAGAATTATTACTCTTATGATTAACTTAGAATTAGAACTAGAAGAAATTAACATCATTATGAACGCTTTAGGTGTAGGCCAATTCGTTCAAGTAGCTGGCGTTATCAAAAAGATTCAAGAACAAGCAGGCCCACAAGTTGCTGCGATGCCTGCTGAAGAAGAAATTATTTAATTCCTGGTATTGGTGGGATTGGAACAACTAGCATAGCAGGCGCTATTTGTTCCATCGGCGTTACTACTGGAACCACATCAGGTGTAGTAATATTTGTACCTAATGCCATGCGGTTAATCACCATCCCATTAGTACAGGTAGTTTGCGTACCAAAGGTAGTGCAGTTAATTGTTTCTGCTGATGCAACATTAACCATTAACGATATGATTAACGCTATAGTAAGATATAAATTAATCATTCTAGCTTTATAAAGTTTAGTTTCTAATTCTTCACAGTTGTAAAAGATCATTATTGTTCTCCAAATAATTGATTGCGCTCCCTAGCCATTCTCAAGGTGCAAAAGCGTTGATGTAGACGTATCAATACCATCGCACGTCTAGCGCCTACTTTTTCTTTCTCAAGAAGCGAAAGGACTTCTTTTTCATCTAAATCTATTAACACTTCATTCAGTTTTCGCCAACTCAAATTCATCGAAGCTCCAGAATAGCTATTTCTGATAAGGTGCATTTCTCCTGCAATACGGAATAAATGCGTTCGTCTATCGTTTTATCGGTCAGCATGACATAACACCACACTTCCCGCTTTTGACCACTCCTATGGATACGCCCTATTGCCTGTTCGTAAAGCTCCAGTGACCACGGTAGCGATAAGAACACTATCTTATTGCCGTGATGCTGGAGATTCAGACCATGCCCTGCGCTCTTAGGGTGTGCCAACAACAACTCAATCTGCCCCGTATTCCAACGCTCAACAGCGTTATGGTCATCTAAAGTTTGCGCATGGGGGTATCTGCGCTTCAGTTCTGCTAACTCCTCCTTGTAGGTGTAAAAGATCATTGTACAATCTCTTTGGTTTTCTGCAAGTAATTCTTCTAGCCTATCGAATTTATGACTGGAAAACCAAATCGATTCAGTAGATGAATCATACTTCCCCGGAGTCTTAGCAGGCGTAGTAGTCGTATGGTACACAAAGCCTGAACTCATTTGCTGAAGCTTAGTGGTCACGACTGCCGAATTAACCGCAACGGCTGTCACGCTAGGAAACTTCACTACAAAATCCTTCTTCATGGTATTGTAGAGTTCCAAGTCCATCTGACACTTTACTTCAACAATGTGCAAAGGAGGCATTAAGTCAGTATAATCGCATGCGTCTAATAGATATGTCGCTGGGCGTATCGCTTTCATTATCTTAGGTAAGGAATCAGAACGTGCCGCCCATTCTCCATAATCACGATTCATCAGTACGAAATACTTTTCTAAGAAAGCACCTTTGCTTCTGCCTAGCAATGTTTGGTCTACTACTTTACATTGCCCAAACACATCTTCTAAACCATTGCTAGTAAACGATCCGGTCAAGCCCCAACGTATCTTGAACAGGTCAATTACTTTAAACAAAGCTTTAAAGCGTGAGCCTGACGGGTTCTTTAAACGTGTTAATTCATCGAAAACGATACCGTCAAAGCCTTTAAGCAAGTCTGGACGTTCACGGCAAAGCCATAGCAGATTGTCGTAATTAGTGACGACAACATCTGAACCCGATAAAAATGCTCCCACTCTAATTTTTGTTAGCCCTACTGCTACTTCAATCGTTAATCTAGGCGACCATTTAAGCCCTTCCTGCCTCCAAACATCTGTACACACACGCTTAGGCGCAAGCACTAGGAATCGCTTAACATGCCCATCCTGTATCATCGCCTGCATAGCTGTTAGAGTAATTGCAGTTTTCCCAGCACCAACTGGCGCAAGGATCATCGCTCTATCACGGCTGTACAGGAAGTCAGCAGCTTCATCTTGATACGGTCTTAATACCATTGCCTTGTCCAGTTCAAGTAAGCTTTACACGGAGTGCTTCCAAAACCTTTAACCTCATAAGGCCCGAGGCACATCCACATATTACCTACACGTTTAATTCTAGGCTTAATGTTCATAATAGTTGCCATTTCTAAAATCAATGAACAGACCGCAATCCAGTTCATTTAATTCTTTTTTAAAATCACCATGCCACATGTAGTCCTTAGTATCAATTTCAATAGACAAATACCTAGCACAATCTTGTTTTTTTTCGCAGTTGCTACCAATACATCTGGCGTTTTCATTTGGTAATGGATATTTCATTTTCATTCTTCCTCACCTCCAATGCCATGTGCTTTTTCTACGCTTCTTATCCATCTAATGACGTATCTGACTTGATGATCGTCCATATTTTCAACAATCCCTTCTTTATCAAGAGCATATATAACATCTTCTGTTAAGGGTTTGGGTGGTGCAAACTCATTGACCCCTTGTCTAAACCCTTTCCCATACCATTCAATCTTTGTTTCTGCTAAAAGAGGCTCAGTCTGCTCAGGTTGAGCGAGTAGTTCTTCTATTTCGTAAAACAGTTTACGGTTATCAGCATCTCTTGGGTAGCCAACCTTTGAGTCATCCCAATACTGGTCAATAAGTTCGATTGACCTTCCTAACAACTCTCTTTCTTTACTCATTCCCCACCTCCAATACCATGTATTCTTTCTATTTCTCTAACTGCCGCATGAAATGCATATTTATTGCCTATAGAATAAACCTCCTCATCACTCAAAGGCTCACGTTTTGGCGGTGCTGTGTAGAGCGGAATAAGATTTGCATGCTCATAAAAATGGTGATAAATACTTCTAACTGGTTCACCTGTTTCATCTAGCCCCTCATGTAACCAAGCCACAGGCTCTTGCTCAGGTTGGGCGAGGAGTTCTTGTATTTCATCTATAAGGTCTGCACAATACTCCCTATCTAAATTATATCGTGCCCTATTCAACAACTCTCTTTCTTTACTCATTCCCCACCTCTAATTTTATTCTTTTTATATAAGATTGCTTTTCAATAATATAATAATTTTTATGCTCATCAATTACGGTCATATATTTTTTATTATCTTTTAATTGCATAGATTCTAAAATTTTATTGTGTTTTTTTATAAGCGTATTAACTTTAATCATCACACGCCTCCACACTAATATAATCCCCAACCCTCGGAGGGTTTTCCCCAGTTGCTTTAAGCCAATAATCAAGAAGATTAATTGCTTCTAACCACCCTGCTGGGGGGCATTTAGATTCTTGTTTAACGGTTGACAGCGTACTCATTGAAGCTCCTGTTTTTCTAGCTATGTCTGCTAGGCTAAAGCCATTTACATGCAACACTTGCAACATCAATGCAAAATCAATATCCCTAGCCATTTTTAGACCTCCCGTCCATCATTCTGCGTCTGGCTTCATCGCAGTACAGTTCCATGTCCTTACTGCGGTGCATGAACTGGACTACTTGTGCTGCCATTCCGGTAATCTTAATAACCGGACGTTTGTACATGAACGCGCAGACTTCTCTTATGTACGGTAGCCAGTCCATGATCTCAGCGCGGTTGTAAAGGACTGTTCCGTCCATGTGAGTGCTGGTGTGCTTAGGCATACAGTAACGCGCGTCTTTGACGATCTTGTCGAGCGTTAATGCTTTAATGCCTATCAGCGTTAGTATTTCTTTTTTGGTAATGTTAGCTTGAGCAATAGGTCTGACACCTTCCACGCTTAAACGGGTGTTGAGGCGTTTCAAGCGGACACGTTCATTAATAGCGATTCGGTTTGCGTTATAGTAGGCAAAGCTTCTTTGCCGTTGTAGTTCGTCACGTTGCGTCTTTGTGTGCATAGTCTAGCTCCAAGATTAGTTCACAGTAGTGTATGATTTTTTTAATGTCCTCTGCGCCATTCTTACTTCGATGACGCGTAATGTACTTTACGATGTTGCCTTCCATAAACGGTAGTTTGTTAGCATGAATGTAAACAACAGGCTGAATGGGTAACAAATAATGATCCCCTCCAACCATTTTATTAGTAGTCATTGGATAACTCCAAAGGTTAATCGGTGGAAAAGTTAAGTCCGCCCATTTCAAACCATAACTTCCTTGAAAGCTTTAGTTCTAGCTGATGCCGTGGTTAAGCCGTTCATGCGTTTGTAGCGACTGACTAAGTAATCAAATTCATCTTCCTGCTTGTCAGTTGGACGTTTAAGTCTTGCCTTTACTACTTGTTCGTACAGCCAATCTATATCTTGATCTATCATACCAATATTCCTAAATACTCTAAAGCCCAGTTATCAATCTGCTCAACTGTCCAAAGACAGGCGTAGTTTTGATTGAGTCGTATCATTTCTTGTGCAAATAATTTTTGTAATTCCGATAAGCGTCCGCCTTTTGTTTTTAATTCGACAAACCAACAGCTTCCATCTGCCAGACAAGCAATTCGATCAGCTACGCCTCGCTGGGTAGGTGAAGTAAACTTGAAGGTCTTGCCTCCGTGTACGTCAACTACCCATTTGAAATGCTTTTCAATGTCACGCTCTAGCATATTGATCTCTCGTTTAGTGAGGGTGAAGCTTATCACTGTAAAAAAGATTTGTACAATTTATTTTTCTGTGAAATAATAGCTTCAACTTAAACTAAACGAGAATAAATTAATGGCACACTCAAAGATTGTTGGTGGATCAACTGCCAAACGTGTTATCAACTGCCCAGGTAGTGTTGCGCTATGTAATGCTGCACCTGAAAAGCCTTCCAGCTCTTACGCTGAAGAAGGTACACTTCTCCATAACACCATCGCTGAATGGCTTGCGGATGGAAAAAAGCCTATTGCTAATGATATACTGACGCAAGACCTAATTGACGAAAAGTACGCTGTTGCTTTGGAGTTGCTTAATGAAGTTGATCCCGAATTTGGTATGGACTATGCAGTCGAGGTTGAAGTCGGTTTCGGTGATTTCATTCCTGACGTTTTTGGTAGCTGTGATTTGCTTGGTCGTTTGGATAACCGCGCTATTGTATTGGATTGGAAGTTTGGAAATGGCGTCGTCGTAGAAGCCATAGAAAACGAACAGTTAATGTTCTACGCGGCAGCGGCCATGAGGACTGAGAAAGCGCAATGGGCGTTCAAGGATGTACAAGAAGTCGAGCTTATCATTATCCAACCGCCAATGATTAAGCGTTGGGTAACGACAATAGAACGCATCAAAGCGTTTGAACAGCAACTGTTAAGTGCTGTTAATGCCGCGGCTAAGATTGATGCGCCTCTCCGTGAGGGTAGCCATTGTAAATGGTGTGCGGCAAAGCCTACCTGCCCGCTAATGACAGGTGCAGTTGATCGCGCGTTGAAGGTAAAGATAGATGCTATTGATGCACCTACTATAGATGCGTACCTTCAGAACGCTGAGATTCTGGAAGAATGGATAAAAGACTTGCGGGCTTTAGCGTTTACCATGCTAGAATCAGGTCGTGATTTACCGAATTACAAGCTTGTTGCGAAACGTGCAACACGCAAATGGTCAGATGAAGTTGAGGCTAAGAAAGCCTTGCTTGCAACTGGCTTAGCAGAATCTGATGTGATGGAATCATCGTTTATCTCTCCTGCACAGGCTGAAAAGAAGCTCAAGAAGCTTAAACAGCCCCTGCCAGAAGGATCAACCATTTCTATCTCGTCAGGTAGCACTATGGCACATGTGGATGATCCTCGTCCTGCTGTGTTACTTATCGGGCAACAATTAAAAGTAGCCCTCACTAAACTTCAATAAGGTATATTAAAATGTCAAATTTAGTTGCGTTCTCTGGTTCTAACCTTCCTTCTGTTACTTCACTATCTACTGCGCTTCGTTCTTTGGAAACAGAAGTTGGTGGCTCTGCTGGCTCTGCGATTCTTAAAATGGATCGTACAGGTCATTGGGTGTTTGGTGCAGGCGAATCTGAAGTGGAATCAGACTCTACATGGGCGGTTAATCCGTTCTCTTTCGTACACGGCTTTATTTGCTGGGGTGAAGGTGAAGTTCTTGGTGAAAAGATGGTGGGCATCACTCAACCATTGCCTGAACTTGATGCTGCACCTGCTGGCGGTAAGCGTGGATGGGAAACCCAAGTTGGCATGAGCTTAAAATGCTTGTCCGGTGAGGACAAAGGTTTGGAAGTTCGTTACTCAACTACTTCGGTAGGTGGTAAGCGTTCCGTACAAACTCTTGCAGTTGCAATTGCTACGCAAGTAGACCTAGATCAAGGCAAACCAGTACCTGTCATCAATCTCAAGAAAGAATTTTACCAGCACAAAGCGTACGGTAAGATTTACACTCCTGTGTTTGATGTAGTTGAATGGGTTGGCTTAGATGGTGAAGCTAAGGATGAAGATGGTGTACCAGCGGAGACTGGTAGACGTAGGCGCTCAGTCTAGTTAAGGAGAAGGCCCGAAAGGGCCTTTTTTAGCCATGCTATTTATCGATTTTGAAACAAAGAGCGCCTGTGACCTAAAAAAATTCGGAATTTATAATTATTGCCAAGACAGAAGCACTGAGGTGCTGTGCATGTCTTATGCTTTTGATGATGACGTTCTAACTTGGACACCGGATCAACCATTTCCTGATGCTGTCAGAAATTACAAAGGTACCATAAGGGCGCATAACGCTACCTTTGAGCGCCTAATCTTCTGGTATGTGTTAGGCATTAACTTTAAGTTGGAACAGTTCTACTGCACAGCTACCCAAGCTAGGGCTAACTGCCTCCCCGGTAGTCTTGAAGATATTGGCAGGGCTATGTCTGCTAAGATGAAGAAAGATCATCGTGGTAAGCAGTTGATCCGCCAGTGCTGCGTTCCTCCTTATAATACTGCGTTGCTTCCAGAGCTGATTCATTATTGTGAACAAGATGTTCGGGCTATGCGTGAAATTAGTCTGGCTTTGCGTCAGTTAGATGCTGATGAACTGCTGGACTATCACATCAATGAGCGCATCAACGATAGGGGTTTGTTGATCGATGTGCCTTTATGTCATGCCGCTATTGGTTACGCTACGGCTGAATTAGAGGACATTCAAACATTAGTGAAAGATATTACAGGTATTGCCTCGGCTAGATCGCCTAAGCTTAAACAGTGGGTTGCTGACCGGATTGATCCTGAACTGATGATGGTTGAGGATAAGTTGTCACTCAACAAAAATGTTCGTACTGCGTTACTGCAGCTTGATTTACCTGATGAAGTATTAGATGTTGTTCAGTGCATTGATGACATTAGCGCGTCATCGGTAGCTAAGTTCAAGCGTATGGGTGAGCTGGCTGATGTTGAAGATCACCGCGTTCGTGGTGCGTTTGTCTTTAATGGTGGCTCTGCTACTGGCCGTGCTTCATCGTATGGCGTTCAGCTACAGAATATGAGTCGTGTGTGTGCTAAAGACCCTGTTGCGGTGCGTAAAGCTATGTTGGCTGGCGATTCCTTAAGCGCGTTCGGCAATCGTGTGACAGACGTGCTGAAGGGCATGATACGTCCTGCTATAATTCCTGCACCCGGCAATGTTCTAATTGTAGCTGACTGGGCTGGTATTGAAGCACGATGCAATCCTTGGTTGTCTAATCATGTGGCCTCGGAAGCAAAGCTGGACATCTTCCGATCCGGTGGCGATGTGTATGTCGAGAACGCTAAGTCTACGTTCAATACGAAAGAAGTCACAAAAGAGCAACGCTTCATTGGTAAGGTGCAAGAACTCGCTTTAGGCTATTCGGGTGGAGCTGGTGCGTTTGCGTCGATGGCTAGAATCTATGGGCTTAACATGCCCGAACACCAGATCAAACGCATGATTAACGGTTGGCGTGTGGCGAACCCCTGGTGCATCCCGTACGGCCAAGATTTGGATCGGGCTTACATGAGCGCCATGCGTCATAAAGGGCATGAGTTCTCGGCTGGGCGTGTGACTTATCTTTTTGATGGTAATCACCTCTGGTATATTTTACCGTCAGGTCGTATACTCAACTACCCATTTGCTCGGATTGAAGATGGCGCTGTCACTTACCTTAAGGCTGCGTTCAAGCCTGCTTCTGACGCTGTTGAATGGCCTCGCGCTAGATTGTGGCAAGGCATTGCACAAGAAAACTGCGCACAAGCTACTGCAAATGATTTACTAAGATACTCACTCCGGCAACTGGATGGCGTTATAGCGCACATCCATGATGAAATCGTTGTCGAGTGTAGGGAAGATGAAGCTGAAAACATAACAAAAAGAATGACATCCAGCATGTGTAGTGCGCCAGTTTGGGCTGAAGGGCTACCACTGGATGTCGAAATAGCAACAATGTATCGATATGGAAAATAAGATGAACTTTATTGACTACCTAATTAGTATAGCTCCTTCTGAAGAAACAGTATTATTTGTAAAACAAATTCCTAAACCTGACCTTTTTCACAAAGATGGCGCTCAACAATGCGCTTGGCCAGCCTACCTTCCGTCTAAGTATGATGGTAAAGGTGCTTGGTATTGTAACACTGCCAGTTTCATCATCAAACGTTTTAAAGATGGTAAACCTGCCGCTTCTGCCGCTAATTGCGAAATGGTGGCATTTTTAATGTTGGATGACGTTGGTACGAAATCAAAAACACCTGATCTAGCACCGACTTGGATCATGGAAACATCACCTGGCAACTACCAATACGGCTACACCTTTAGCCTTGAAGATCAACCGACAAAAGGAAATTTCAGTGCAGCTATTAAATCTATTGCTAGTGCGGGCTATACAGACGGTGGGGCTATTAACCCTATTCGTAATTTTCGGCTTCCAAACAGTGTTAATCATAAGCCTGATCGTGGCGGCTTTCTTTCTCGGTTAGTGTCGTTCAATCCTGAAAGAGAGTTCACCCTTCCGCAAATCTGTAACGCGTTAGGCGTTACTCCTGCTGAGGCAGACACAGCCAGCGTTAAGCGCATCGATTTGCTGGACGATGGTACTGATGACGTGCTGACTTGGCTTGTTGGGCGTGGCGACGTGATCGAAGGTGCTAATGGTGAAGGCTGGGTTGGTGTGACGTGCATCAACGCTTCCGCTCACTCGGATGGTAATCCTATGGCGCGTTATCATCCGGTTAATCGCTCTTACATGTGCTTCCATGAGTCTTGCCAACATCTTGATAGTAAGACCTATCTTGAATGGGTGCAGGCTGAAGGTGGCCCGAAACATTCGCATGGGATTCGTGAAGAATTATTAGCCTCAGTTATGGTTGACACGTTAGCTAAACTCGAACCTACTGATATGTTTAGCCAAGATGCGGCTAGTGCTATTGCTGAAGTCGAACGTAAGGAGTTAGGACGATTGGAAAAAAAAGATTGGTTTAGCAGATTTGCTTATATTCAAGCCGATGAGTCTTATTTTGATTTGGTTGCCAGACGTGAAGTCAGCCGATCTACTTTTAATGCGCTGTTCCGTCATCTTGAGTGCAAGTCTATTCATACAGGGCGTAAGATAGAAGCCTCAGTTTGTTTTGACGAGAACAGACAAGCGATGGGCGCACATGCTTTGGTGGGGATCACTTACGCTGCTGGGGAAACCATGCTGACCGCTCTTGATGGTGACATGTACGGTAATCGTTGGCGTGATGCACGTCCTGATGTGACGGGTAAGGCTGGCAATGTCACTCGTTGGCTTGACCATTGCAAGAACTTAGTGCCTAATGAAGCTGAGTTGGAGCATATCTTCAACGTGATGGCTTACAAAGTCCAGAACCCTAAGATCAAGATCAATCACGCCATTCTGCATGGTGGCGATCAAGGAGCTGGTAAGGATACGATGTATGCTCCTTTCATCTGGGCGGTGTGTGGCCCTCACTTTAAGAACCGAGGGTACATTGATAACGATTCGATGAACAGCCAGTTTGGTTACGCATTAGAGTGTGAAATCTTAGTCCTTAACGAGTTAAAAGAAACCGATGCACGAGAAAGACGAGCGTTGGCTAACAAATTGAAGCCTATCATTGCTGCACCGCCAGAAACGTTGTCTATCAACCGTAAAGGGCTACACCCATATGATATGGTGAACCGTTTGTTTGTACTTGCTTATTCAAATGATCCAGTGCCAATTCAATTAGAGTCACAAGACAGACGATGGTTCTGCGTTTGGTCACATGCGCCTCGTATGGATTATGCAGAAGCACAATCGATGTGGGAATGGTTTAAAACTGGTGGTGGTTATGAAGCAATTGCCAGTTGGTTGTATGCTCGTGACGTTAGCGCGTTCAATCCAGCAGCTGCACCGATGATGACTGAGTTCAAAATAAACCTAGTTGAGCAAGGCATGTCGAGCGCTGAGTCTTATCTTGTTGAGCTGATGCGTTTGCGTGTCGGTGAGTTTGCATCGGGAGTGATAGCATCACCATTCCATGCGCTTTGTGATCGGTTGGTTAATACTGCACCGGGTAACATCAAGGTTCCTCAAGCTGCATTACTTCACGCCCTTAAAGAAGCTGGCTGGAATGATATGGGTCGCCTTAAGTCACGTGAATTTCCTAGCCAAAAACATATTTACAGCGCCCCTAATGATGAAGCAATTAACGCGCTGAGTAAGTCAGACCTTAGAAGAATGGTTGAGCCAGACAGAAACAGAAAACTGACACTTGTGAATTGAAAAACCAAAATTTCTAAATTTCAAATCAAATCGGATTAAATTGGGTTTGGTCTAGAAATAGTTGGGAATTTTTAATTTGGGGTTGGGGGTAGGGTCAGCCTACGGATTTTCTCAGTGGCTTTTTAGTATCGATTCGCTATCAAATCTAAGCGGGGATTTAATCGATTTTAAGCACGTTCTTTTTTAAAGCTATGTAAGTATTACTTTTACATTATCAAGCCTTAAAACATGTTTTTATTGGTTAGCTTGTAGGCTTAATAGCTAGGTTATAGGCGGGGACACTGGAACACAAGACAAAAAAAAAGCCGCTTATTAGGCGGCTGTGATTAAGTTATTAAATTAAATTAGTCTAAGGTGTATCGTTAAAATGTTTAGTTAAAAGGTATTGTACTAACTTACTTTTATTTTTCGTATCTTTTAACCGCTGCACTTGCCATCTTTTTAGACTAAAGGTTGCAAGTATGTTTTTTTCATCAACTGGAATTGATGGCCGGCCTGGTAACTTCATCTTAATAAACCTTAACTTTTGTTGATAGAATAAAATCATCAGCCTTTACTTCGATAAAACCATTATCTAGCGGCCTGGTATAAAGCTTTTTATAACCATAACTAGATAAAACTTCATAGAGTGCAGATAATGTTTTTTCGTTTATCCCATGGTATTTATGGCCTTTTATGTTTACCTGGGCATTATCTAACATTTTTCCAATTAATCTTTTAGCAGTAATTATTTTCATTTTTTTATCTCGTTTATGTAAATAGTATCATTCTTGGAATAACAAACCATGCAGTCAATACATTTTGAATGACAATTGATAGTTTCTTTGGTGTTTTTATTGTGAGCTGTAAATACCTTATCAAAATACATAGGTAATTTTTCAATTTTACCGATAACAGCACTGCTAAAAATAAAAGATAGATTGTCCGGTTTTACGTTACCAGCTTTGAAATATGCGTTCACGATGTCTTTTCTTTTTGTCCATAAAGTGAAAAAGGTTAAGGGGTTGTGGGCCGCTATAGTTGCGTAATTCTCTAAGTGTTGAAGATTGATTAATTCACCTAATGAATGGAACCTGAAAGCAATCGCATTTATAACGGGAATTAATCTAATAGGCAATGGTGATTCTGATAATAACGGCCCATTCTTTGAAATAGCGATATCTAAGTTTTTATACCTTTTTTGCATTAAGGCCGCATAACATTCTTGGCAAATGATACTGATATCAGTTTTTTTCATCATTTTAATACAAAACTCATTTGTTAAAGTACTTGTATTGAGTGACTGGAAGCCGGCCAATTTATGAGATGAAGAATGGTTTGTAATATGTAACATGATAGATTACCTTTAGTTTAGTTTATTAGTCATCGATCCGATCTTTAGTATCGCTTTAATTTAAAATTTCAATTGGCTTTCCTGTAACTTCAATTGGAAATCCATTTTCATCATGTAAATGTACGTTAATTACATCAAAGTCCATGGGACTTTGCCCATCTGTTGTAGAGTCATCAACTGTTCCAATTGTGCCGTTTTCTATTAAAACCGTATAGATAACATTCATTTTATATCCCAAAATAGTTTATTAAGTTCTCTACTAGCGCAACAAATAGCACTAGCAAGCCGACTGTTATTATCTGATTCATAGTTTTAATAAAATTAAAGGTGAAAAAGATATTACAGCCAGTATTAAAAGCATACTGTTAATAACAACCATTTGCGGCAATGACAAGATAATCATCGTTAAAATTAAAGATATTATTAAGATTAAGAATATTAAAATTAGTGTTTTCATGTTTTTTCTCTTTTATGTTTCCAGGCAATCTGAAAACTTAACTATAGATTAAAACTATTTAGTTTTAATGTCAATAAATCTTTTACAAATATTTGTGGATAAAGTGTATAGAGCTGTGTATATGATTTTCAAGCAGTTTTGTACACTTCATCCCCTTTATTGACGGGGCGTTGAGAGCTGTGTGTATAATATGTATTATTAGTTATTATAAGGTTTATAAAATAATATAATATAATAGTTATAATATTACCGGGAAAAAATGTTACCAGCCACCGACTAAAAAACAGTGAGAACATTATGCACAATGTACACAAATGCCAATTTAAGCACTGATGCAAGGATCGCAAATAACCCTTGATGTGTATATTGTGCATAACTATTTTTAAGGTTATGCACAATATACACAATTCAAAAGTGTGTACTAAATCGTGACATTTTATAAAGCACCGATGCAAAACAATAATGATAACAATAACTTGCGATGCTATTCAAGTCCTGCCTCCGTTCTTGAATGGTTACACAGCTCAATACTCAAACCGTAAACTGTATGTAATTCAATAGCTTAGACTAGAATGGTGTGCCATAACATAACCAGGCGTGTTTTTTGGGGGGGGTATAGGGGGATTTTGAACCGTCCGTTGCCCATGTACACCCCCCGCAGTAAAATTTTTTTTTAAAATAATTAGACCCCTTAGTAAAATTTTTTTTAAAAATGAAAACCCCCCCCAAAAAAAAGTTTTTAAAAAATTTCAGTGAACATGTAAAAAACTTTACTACTAAATGGAAATGATGTTAAATACAACTTTACACAAGGACAGACGATGATTTCGATCCCCTTCACTCCAAGAGAAGTGCAAGCCACCGAATGGCGTTTACAACAAATATATGACGCTGCCGCCTTGGGGCTGAAAGGTGACAAGCTTGCCTTAGCCGCAGGAATGTTACCTTCCGAATATCGACAGTTATGCCAGCTCGACCCTGTTGCTGAAATGGCAGCGTTGAAAGGCGCAGCTGATGGAGAATTGGAAGCGTCAACCCAGTTAAGAGAAGCTGCCAGAAACGGGGACGCTAAAGCGGCGCTATCAATACTGCAACACGCTCATGGTTGGACTGCCAAGCAGGAAATATCCATGTCAATTGAAACTATCAATATACAATCTGCCCTAGATGAAGCGCGTAGCCGCGTCATAGAAGGTACGCACGTTACCCACACGCTTACACCCACCAAGGACATTAATGGCACAACAACCAATATACCGACCAGACGAAGAGCAAACGCTGATGGTGGAGTTATGGTCGCCAAAGATAGCGGATGATCCCGAAGCGTTTGTGCTGTTCGTGTTTCCTTGGGGGAAGAAGAACACCCCACTAGAACACTTTCACGGGCCGAGGAAATGGCAACGTGAAGTGCTAAGGGATATTGCTAACCATATTAAGGAGAATAAGGGTGAAGTGGATATGTCAACTCTGCGGTCAGCAGTATCATCTGGGCGTGGTATTGGTAAGTCTGCGTTAGTGGCGTGGCTAATTTTGTGGATGTTGACCACACGGGTTGGCTCAACGGTGATCGTGTCGGCTAACTCAGAATCTCAGCTAAAGTCCGTGACCTGGGGTGAACTGTCACGTTGGTACGCTATGTCTATCAACACGCACTGGTTTGAACTGTCTGCTACTAAGATGGCTCCTGCTACATGGTTGACCACGCTGGTGGAAAATCAACTGAAGAAGGGTACACGCTATTGGGGCGCAGAAGGGAAACTGTGGAGCGCAGAGAACCCCGACAGTTATGCGGGGGTTCACAACCATGACGGAATGATGCTGATCTTTGATGAAGCCTCAGGTATTCCTAATGAGATATGGTCGGTAGGGGCTGGATTCTTTACCGAGAACATTCTTGATCGGTACTGGTTTGCTTTTAGTAACCCTAGACGGAATGAAGGGTACTTTTTCGAATGTTTTCATGGAAAGCGAGCGTTTTGGAAAAGTCGGACAGTGGACGCAAGAACTGTCGAGGATACCGACAAACAAGTATATGAGCAGATCATTGCGGAGTACGGTGAAGATTCCTCCCAAGCACGAGTGGAAGTGTACGGCGAATTTCCATCAGCGGGTGAGGATCAGTTCATTTCACCTGACATTATTGAAGATGCGTTTCAGCGTCCTCAGTATAAGGATACAACTGCACCTATTGTTATCGGTGTCGATCCTGCTAGGGGCGGGGCTGACTCAACGGTGATTGTGGTCAGGCAAGGGCGTGACATCATTAATATTAAGCGCTACTCCGGTGAAGATACGATGGCGATTGTTGGACGGGTGATCGAGGCGATTGAGCAGTACCGCCCCACGCTGACGGTGATCGATGAAGGGGGGCTGGGGTATGGTATTCTTGATCGCTTGGTGGAGCAACGGTATAAGGTCAGGGGCGTGAATTTTGGTTGGAAGGCGACTAATGCTATCATGTGGGGCAACAAACGCGCTGAGATGTGGGGAACCATGAGGGATTGGCTGAAAACTGCCAGCATTAAGGAGGATAGGCAACTGAAGTCAGATTTAATAGGGCCTATGAAGAAACCTAATTCGTCAGGTACAATCTTCTTAGAAGGTAAGAAAGAAATGCGGTCTAGGGGCCTAGCCTCACCTGATGCAGCGGACGCATTAGCGGTTACTTTTGCGTTTCCGGTAGCCCAAAGGGAACAACGTGAACAACGTGAACAACGACCAAACAATTCATCCGGGGGCAGCGGTGGTTCTTGGATGGGCGCTTAACATTTTAATAGTTTAGGAATTATGATGGCAAATTTAGATACAGATTCAATAATGGCGTCTTTTGATGCGGATGTGGAAACAGACCCAGATCAAATGGATGAAGATACGCTAAAGGACATACGTGAACGCTTTAGTTCAGCTATAGAGTTTACGGCTACAAATAGACAAGAAATGTTGGATGACATTCGTTTTGCACGTTTAGGTGATCAATGGCCTGAGTCTGCAAAGTATGACCGTAATCGCCCAGGTAAAGAGCGCCCTATGCTGGTCATTAACCGTTTGCTTCAGTATCGCGATCGCGTGGTCAATGAGATTCGTCAGAACACACCGAGTATTCGTATTCGTCCGGTCAACGATGAAGCCGATCAGGAAACAGCGGAAGTGTTGCAAGGGTTGATTCGTCACATTCAGGACAACAGCAATGCGGGTATGGCTTACGATACGGCTGTGGAATCACAAGTGGATATGGGTGTTGGCTATGTGCGTATTCGTAACGACTGGGCTGATGATGATTCATTTGACCAAGAGATTTACATTGACCGTATTCCTGATCCTTTTAAGGTGTACATGGACCCGCACAGCAAATCACCAGATGGTTCCGATGCCGAATGGTGTATTTTAGCTGAAGAAATATCTAAAGATGAATTTGAGCGATTGTACCCAGGCGTTGAAGAAACGCATTTTGATGATGCGGGTAATGGCGATGCTCAAGGTTGGTTTACCAAGGACAGTGTTCGTATTGCTGAATACTATTATATAGAACATGAAGAAGTCGAGATAGCTGACCCACAAGACCCAACGCAAGTGCGTATAGCGGATAAAAAACGCTGTATGTGGTGTAAGGCTACTGGCGATACTATTTTAGAGCGTGGTGAGCTTCCTACGAAGTTTATACCTATTGTTCCAGTTATCGGGCATGAATTATGGCTACAAGGCAGACGCTATTTATCAGGATTAATCCGCAATGCTAAAGATGCTCAACGCCTATATAACTATTATTTATCTGCTAATGCTGAAAATGTTGCTTTATCTCCTAAAGCTCCATTTATAGGGGTAGCAGGGCAATTTGAAACTGACCCTAATTGGGGAAGGGTAAACAAAGAATCAGTCGCCTACCTCGAATATGACCCCGTATCGATAGCTGGAACACCTGTTGGCTCACCTCAACGGGCGATGCCGCCACAATCAAGCCCAGCGATCATGCAAGCTATTCAATTAGCTGAAAATGACATCATGCAAAGCATGGGGATTTACCAACCAACGCTAGGCGCTCAGTCTAACGAAACGTCCGGTAGAGCCTTGTTATTAAGGCAAAAACAGGCCGATATTAATACGTTTCATTACCAAGACAACTTATCACGTTCAGTGCGTCAAATTGGCCGTGTCGTGTTGGATATGATTCCTAAAGTCTATGATCGTCCTAGAGTTGCGCGTATTTTAGGTGAAGATGGAACGCCAAGAACGGTTCAGCTTAACCCTAACATTCAAACGCCGTCTGCTAATACTGAAAATAGCGCTATCGATTCAATATTTAATCCGACTATTGGACGTTATGATGTGGTTTGCGATGCAGGCCCTTCATATGCAACTAAACGCGATGAAGCCGCCACGATGATGTTGACTTTAACCCAAGCAAATCCAGCACTATTTAATATCATTGGCGATTTGATGTTGAAAAACATGGATTGGCCTGGTGCTGAAGAAATTAGTAAACGTTTGCAAGCAATGTTACCTCCACAATTGCAAGCTCAAGCTAAGAGCGGGGATAAGATCAGCCCCGAAGTTTTACAAGCTCAACAAATGATGGATCAATTAGCGGGGCAAATGGAACACATGGGTCAAGAAATAGCTCAACTCCGTGACCAACGCTCAATTGAACTTCAAAAACAAGAACGTGAATGGTTTGAAGCCCAAACTAAACGTATGGATGTGGAAGGTAAAATAATGATGACTGATAACCAATTACAGGCTGCGGTTAGAGAAAATTTAACATTAATGATGGGGATGGGAACTCAAGAATTAGTAGAAAATAATGCAGAATTTGAACGATTAGAAATGCAAGCAATGGAACCTCCCATGCAGCCTCAAGGTATGCCTCAAGGTCAAGCACCACAAGGTCAGCCTATGCGACCCGGTGCTATGCGGAAGGAACCCGATATTGCAGCATTAACAAGTGAAGCTAAACCAGGAGAATCTATATGAGCGATGAAGTTGAAATTGAAAGTCCAGTAGAGGTTCAAGAAGTTGAAACTCAAGAAGTTGAATCTGAGGCGGTAGAGTTGTCTGAAGAAGTTGCCGAAGCTGACCCTTGGTATAAAAAACGGATTGATGAACTGACTAAAGATAAGCATGATGCCAGAAGGCAAGCTGAACGCTTAGAACAAATGCTTGAAAAACAAGAGCAAATCCTTAGACAGTATTCACCTATTCAAGATCAAGCGCCATCAGCATTAGCGCCACCTGAACCATCGCAATTTGCAGGCGGTCAGTACGATCCTCGGTATATGGACGCAATGATGCAATATACCCGTGAATCTGCGGTTATGGAGGCTAAACAAGCGGTTGCACAGGAATATGAACAAAGAGCAAGAGCGCAAACACAGCAAGTTGCACAAGCGAAATTAGAAACTGCTGAAGCCGCAGCTCGTGTTAGATATGCGGATTATGATTCAATTATTGAAAGAATCACTTCCGATCCGATACTGGCTCAGAACCAAACT